CGAAAGGCTATCTCTCAGGTTTCCAGATGGCATCGACTCCAAAGGTTTAGATTCTTTTAAATCAAAGAATAAGGAGGCGATAAGCTTTCTTCAAAACAATGGTCGCACGGACGTTCCAGGTTTACTAAATGACGCGGATGAGTTGGCTTCTCAGCTAGACTCTTTGAAGGCTCTTAGGACCGATAAGGCAAGAGACCAGCTTAACGAATTAGTAAACAGCGGTCAGATAGACCTACAAGGTTTAGATGTAGAGGATTACATCGACTATATAGGCAATAGACGTAGAAGACTTTCAGAACAAAATGCTCTCTCCGATGTCCTTGACGTGGAGGCTGGTTACGCCACTACTGAACTTTTTGATAGGGTTTTAAATCCCGCTAATAAACAACCCTCGGCATCTCTCAATGAGTTTTTATCTTTAGTGAAGGGCAACAGAGCGGCTGAAAAGGGTTTACAGGCCTCTATAGTTGGGGAACTCTTCAACAGATCTACAGATCTTAACCCAGATCTGGTGAGGCAACTTGGGCAGATAGATGCCACGGTATTCAACCCAAGTTCTTTTCGAGAACTAATGGCTAACCCGAGAGTAAGAAACCTTTTACTTGAGGCTTTTCCAGACAACCCCAATCTCTTGGACGGTCTAGACAAGATGGCCGTGGCGGCGTTTGAAACATCTAATTTCGTGCCTGGGAGCCCTGGATATCAATCTGCAATAAACCCTCAAGATGCCGCCGCCGTTGAAGCTTGGAGCAACCTTGGAAGAATATTTGGATTACAAGTTGCGGATCGTGTCGATGCCCTGAACTCTCTTGTTTTAGCGGGTGCGGGCAGTCGTATGTTTACAAAAATCGGTAAAAGGATAGTTGGAAACAAGATAAAGGATATCTTGATCAACGCTGCGCTTGATCCAGAAATAGCGGCGGGTCTAGCGAAGAAAACCTCCGAAGTGGGTGATGGGTTCATTAAAACCATACAGAAGAGTTTGATAGACGTAGTTAACGTCCCCAAAACTATATCTCGGAGACCTGCCGCAACGGTTCCGATATTAAAAAGAATTGAAGAGGAGGTTCAGGAAGACTCGGAGGAACAGGCCTCCTTGCCCTCCGGGCCACGGCCCACGCGCCAGCTTGCTCAGTCTATGATGCCCACTCCTAACCCAGCGTCTGCTTTGGGTCAGGTATCTCCAGTGCAACCGCTGCCGCAGCAAACCGCTGCCGCGTCACCGGAAACTATGCAACGCGGGCAACAAATATTTGGTGCTAATGATCCTATATTTGCAAAGAGCGGCGGCATAATGTCGGTGCGGGCCAAGCCCAGGCAGATGGTCGGATGAAGCTATCTGACCACTTCTCTCTAAATGAGCTAACAAAGTCCAGTACGGCGGAGCGCCAGGGCATTGCCAATGACCCGTCTGAGGCTGAGATAGAAAACCTCATCCTTGTCTGCGACAACATACTGGAACCCGTCCGTAACCATTACGGCATACCGTTCATACCCAACAGCGGGTTCCGGTGCCTGGAGCTAAACCGCGCCATTGGATCTTCGGACAAGTCCCAGCATACCATGGGCAAGGCCGTAGACTTTGAGGTGCCTGGGATCTCCAACAAAGACGTAGCGTTATGGGTTCGAGAGAACTGCGACTACGATCAGCTTATTCTGGAGTTCTACAAAGAGGGTCAACCCTCCAGTGGCTGGGTGCATTGTAGCTACGATGTAGATAAGGAATTAAGGCGGACGGCCCGCGTATTCGACGGCAGTAGTTGGACGGACCTAGCTTAACCAGTTCCGGGCGTCTTCTCCCAGTATTTGATCCGCAATCCTAATCTTACCTCGCAGGGCGTTGACGATCTTTTCGTCAATCGTGCTTGGGGAGATCATGTCTATATATGTGACTTTGTTAGTCTGGCCTATCCGGTGTGCGCGGTCCTCTGATTGAAGGCGAAGCTCCAGATCATAACTGTTGGAATAGTATACGACGGTGTTCGCTGCGGTAAGCGTCAGGCCGAAACCTCCTGTGCGAGGATGCCCCACGATGAAACGTGACTCTGATTGTCGATCTTGGAAGGATTCCACGATCTCTTGACGCTCAGAATCAGGGGTTTCACCGTGGAGCGTTGAGACCGATTGTACGCTAAATCGGTCTCGCAGGGCATCAGCAATCGAACGAATGTCGCGCGTCCATGTCGCCCATATGATCGCCTTACCCTGTATCTCATCACAAAGATCCAGCAGGCTATCCAAACGGTTGGATTTTACCTGATGGATCGTACCGTCGTCGTCTGTCAAATGGCCGCAGCATATCTGTTGCAACCGCATGATCTGTGTCAAAACGTTTTGCGTCGTGGACAACTCACCACTGTCCAGTTGTGCTAGTGCCAGATGCTTCATCTGGTTGTAGGCCGAGGTTTGTTCTTTTGTAAGCTCGACCTCGCGTTTCATGTAGACCTTGTCGGGCAGGTCTAGGCAGTCTTCCTTACGAACGCGATATGAGTGCTCTTGCAGTTTCTCGGTCAACTCCTCCAGCTTTCGGAAGCCGACAATCTGGTTGAACGAGTGAGCGCCCATGGTCCGCCGCTTCACAACGGCGTAGCGGCCTTGAAACGCAAAGTAACTTTTGAAACCAAGTATCCTGGGGTCCAAGAATTCCATCTGGCTGTAAAGGTCCATGGGACTGCGCGTAACAGGAGAGCCGGTGAGGATCCTACGCATGACGCACTTCTGTCCTATGCGACACAGGGTCCTGGTCCGTTGGGCTTTTCTATTCTTGATAGTTGTCGATTCGTCAACCGTCATAAACACTTTGAACCGTGTCGCAAAGAAGTCGGCAATCTCAGAACCCTTCTTTGTACTGAAAGCCTCGACGTTCATAAGCAGAAATTTGAGAGTGGAGGGGTCTCGCTGCGACAGATCGTTAAGCTCTTTCTTCTTGGCTTTCGTCAGGTTGGGTTTCCAGATGACGACTTCTCTTTGTATGCGCTCCGGAAGATGCGTTTCAATCTCTCTTGCAAGGTTGGCTACCACCGCTTTCGGCGCAACCATAAGTGCGAAGTCTATACGACCTTTTTCAAAATTGTACGCTGTGGTATCAAGGTCTACTTTTGATTTGCCCGTACCCATGTCCATCAGCAACGCATAATTGTCCTTGTCCGCGCTGGCGTCGAACGCCTCACGCTGATGCTTATATGGTTTGGTCTTGAAATTAAATTTGGGCATGACCAGATTTCTCTTGCAATCTCTAATAAATACCCATATACCTTCAATTGGTGGTTCAGTCAACCATCGAATAGCGAATAGATAAGGAGTTATCATGAGCGACTTAATTTCCGAAATGGCCTCTGACGGGGTCAACCAGTCCGACAAAATTGACAAGCTTGACGACGGCCAACTCGACGGCGTATCTGGGCTTGCCAACCGCGCAGCAGAACTCGAACAGTTGCTTGCAAAGCAAGAGCAAGCGATGAAAGAGACCAAGGCTGCACTGCACAAAATCACCGACGAGCAGTTACCTGAAGCACTTGAAGAGATGGGCTTGCAAAAGTTCACGCTCACGGACGGTTCTGAGATTTCTGTGAAACCTGTGTACTCAGCGTCCATCCCCAAGGACCGACGCGAAGAGGCGTTCGAGTGGCTGCGAAATCATGAGTTTGGTGATCTGGTTAAGAACAACGTCACCGTGACGTTTGGGCGTGGCGAGGATGCCGCAGCAAAAGAGTTTATGAACCTGTGTGGTTCACAAGGATACGCTCCAGACCAACTCCAAAAGGTCGAACCCATGACCTTGAAGGCTTGGTTGCGGGAGCGTGTAGAAGCGGGTGACGCCGTCCCGCTAGATTTATTCGGCGCATTTATCTCACAACGAGCAACTATTAAGAGGAGTAAATAGCATGGCAAAAGCCGTCACGAAAAAATCCAATGCACAACTTGCAGAGGTACATGACCTGTTCCTGGCGGATGCAGGTTCTGGCGTAGATGATCTGGGTTCAGAAGATCTCGCCATTCCGTTTGTCAAAATCTTACAGAAGATGTCTGACGAACTTGACGACCTCGACAACGCAAAGGCCGGGGACATCATCAACAGTGTTACCAAAGAGGTGACTAAGGGCAAGAGCGGCATACGTGTCATCCCTTGCGCTTACCGTCTGGAGTGGATTGAGTGGGAGCCTCGCGGTACAGGAACCGGAGCACCCTACGCCATCTACCACACGGGTGATCAGATCCCAGCCACTGAACGTGGAGACGACAACAAAGATATGGTTGTCGATGGGGGAGGGCGCTACCTGGAGCGCACTGCTCAACATTATGTGCTTGTCGTTGACGATGACGGCATCACACAACAAGCGTTGCTGCCAATGAAGGCAACGCAGTTCAAGAAGTCCAAGCAATGGAACTCTGCTATCAAGTCCATCAAGCTCAAAGATGGTAATGGCAACTTTTTTACTCCACCACGGTTCAGCCACATTTGGAAGTTGACAACCGTATCCGAGGAAAACAAGAACGGTTCCTGGCATGGTTGGCAGATTGAGAAAGACGAGGTCATCTCAGACCCTGATGTCTATGCGGAAGCAAAGCATCTCGCTCAGTCTATCCAAGCGGGTGAAGTAAAGGTTCAACATGTCCGTGAAGATGAGGGATCAACCTCATCTGACGAAGACACACCGTTCTAACCCAGGGACTGGGGGAGGCTTGTCCTCCCCCACTTTTCCATGACAAAGAACGTAGATAGATTCGCACGGCTGTTCCGTGGTTTGAACAAGGCTTATGGCGCGGTGGATTTGACCACCAAGGACGCCAACGGCAAGCAAAAGGGCAATTATAAGATTGTTCGCGAACCACGGACCAAGGCCACGTTCAAGTCTCACTTGAAGGGTGAGGTCAGCATAGGCGTTGTACCCATAAACGAGGACAACGTTTGCGTTTGGGGTGCCATTGATATTGATCAATACCCGTTGGATCACGCTGAAATAATCAGAAACATTCTGAAACATAAGCTCCCGCTGGTGGTCTGTCGTAGTAAATCTGGTGGGGCGCACCTGTTTTTATTTTTTAAGGACTTTATCGACGCGGAAAAGGTTCAACTCAAGCTCAAGGAGTTGTCGAGCGAACTGGGCTACGCTGCGAACACCGAGGTCTTTCCAAAACAGATAAAGCTTCTGGTTGACCGTGGCGATACCGGGAACTTTCTGAACCTACCGTATTTCAAAGAAGACGGAGGTCTGCGCTACGCCTTTAAAGAGGACGGTAGCGCGGCTACGTTGGATGAGTTTCTGGACATGGCTGAAACGGCGGCGATTGATGAGGATCAACTCGACGCGCTGTTGAAGAAGGAAGAAGCTGTTGTTGATGAAGAGATCAAAGACGGCCCGCCCTGCCTACAAGCTTTAATGAGGCAGGGTTTTCCAGAAGGCACACGAAATAACGGTCTGTTTAACATTGGTGTATATCTTCGTAAGGCCAGCCCCGACGACTGGGAGAAGAAGATCCTAGAGTACAATCAGAAGGTCTTCGATCCGCCGCTTGATCTCAAAGAGGTCAACATCGTAGCCGATCAGGTGAAGAAGAAAGATTACCAATATAAGTGCGCGGACCAACCCATCTGCAACTTCTGCAACAAGGACCTCTGCCGGACACGGCGTCACGGCGTAGGTGGGGGAACGAACACGCCGACAGTTGCAAACCTCCGCAAGTATGACAGTGAACCGCCACTCTGGTTTCTCGACGTGAACGGATCGCCTGTTGAGTTAGACACGGAGGCACTACAGAAACAACCGCGCTTTCAAATACTCTGCATGGAGCAAATAAATTTCATGCCGCGCACCATGGCTAAACAAGCCTGGGAGGCGGGCATCAACAACCTCCTTAGTCAGATGATTGAGACTGAGGGTGCGGTCATTTCGACGCCAGAGGATACTAGTCTTCGCGGCCAGTTCTACGACTTGCTTGAAGAGTTCTCGACGCATATGCAAACGGCGGTTGATAAAGAAGAGATACTGCTTCGCCGCCCATGGACCGATCCCGAGGACAATCGCACGTACTTCCGATTGAAAGATTTTGAGGCTTTTCTCAAGCGTAACAAGTTCTTTGAGTACAAGAGTAACAAGATAGCTCAAAGGCTACGCGACATGGACGGCAGAGCGGAACAGTTTCGCATCAAAGGCCGCACGGTTCGATGCTGGTCGATACCGGCTTTCGCCAAGATCGAAGAAGAGTTCAGTTCTAAGTTTGAAGACGACGACGTGCCGTTTTAGGAGACGAAATGACCATACCCAGTTACAACCCTTTTTATTACCGGCCCCTACCCGACGAGATCACAATAGGTGAGAGCGATATTGAAGGACTTGGCGTATTCGCCACGGAAGACATAGCCAAGGGTGCAGACCTTGGCATGACGCATGTCAACGTACCTCAGTTTAACGGCTTGATCAGAACACCTCTTGGTGGGTTCTTGAATCATAACGAACAAGCTAATTGCGTTTTAAAACTTATTCACGATTGGGATGACTGTCAGATATATCACTGCATGACCACTCGTAAGATTTCAGAGGGTGAAGAACTTACCCTGGAATATCATAACTAAGTAATTCCAATGTTTAGATATTTTGGACCTCCTGGAACCGGAAAGACAACCACCCTACTCAATCAAGTAGATGGGTTGCTTGCCAACGGAACGTCACCCACTGAAATCGGCTACTTTGCGTTTACTCGAAAGGCCGCACATGAGGCTAGGGATCGTGCCGTATCACGGTTCAATCTAGACCCAGAGAAAGATTTTCTGTACTTCCGTACATTACACAGTTTGGCGTTTTTGTTGCTGGGGATGAACAACGCTGAGATTCTTACAGAGGATAAGCTCAAGAAGTTTGGTAAGGCGGTAGGCGTAGACTTGTCAACGAACAACGAGACCGTGCAAGACGAAGGCTTCTCCATTCTGAGATCGAACCATCCCATCATGCGTTGTATGGATTTGGCGCGAAACACGCTCCAAGGTCCAGAACACGCCTACAAGTTTTGTAATCTCCCTATGCCGTTTTACGAATTTGAACACCTGTACAAAGAATACAACCGGTTCAAGACCGTCAACGGCTTGCGCGATTTTACCGACATGATGGTGGAGCTTGCGGCCAGCCCGCAACTTGCGCCGAACCTAAAAGTCGTTTTTTTGGACGAGGCTCAAGACCTGACGCCATTGCAGTGGCAGGTGGCTAAGATTTTAAACGACAACAGTGACCGCATGTTTGTTGCTGGCGACGACGACCAGGGAATTTACCGCTGGGCCGGGGCCGACATAGACCAGTTTATCAACCTGTCGAGTGGCTCTGAAGTCTTAGAGCAGTCTTACCGCATACCTAGATCCGTACACAGTTTGGCGGATCGCGTATCCAGGAGGATTACGCACCGGCAGAAAAAGGTCTGGAACCCACGTAAGCAAGAGGGGTCCGTGTCCCGCATTTACGATCCTCAGAACTTTGACTTTAGCGCCGAGGGCTCTTGGTTAGTTATGGCGCAAGCCAATTACATGCTCGACGGCATTGCCGCAGAGATGAAATCCACCGGTCAGTTTTTTGAACGGTACAATCAACCATCATTAGGTCAGCGGGTACGTGACGCAATTAGTTCTTGGAACTTCCTACATACGCACGACGGTCACGAAATATCCCTGCGCGATGCACAAAATTTATATCGTCATATATCCAGCGGTGAAGGCAAGCTCCAGCGCGGTGCAAAGAAGATGTTGGACGGTGCGAATGATCAGGACATGTTTAGCCTGTCCGTTCTCAAAGAACATTTTGGTTTGCAAGTGCCGGACACAACCTGGGACGTGGCGCTGGACCGAATACGCGACGAGGACCGGGCGTACATCACGGCGCTGCTCAACAGAGGCGTTGATATCTTCCGCAAGCCAAAGATCAAGTTGTCCACGATCCACGGGTCAAAAGGTGGTGAGGCCGACAACGTGCTTCTGTACCTGGACCTGTCGGGCAAGGCGCTACAAGAAATGGAGCGCAACCCGGACGATGCTTATCGCGTACTATATGTAGGAATAACGAGGACAAAAGAAAACTTAGTATTGAAGATGCCGGAAGATCAGCAAAGAGGATGGTCAATATGAAGGGTTCTTTGGAGTCACGGCGCATTGCCGCCCTGCGCGAGGCGTTGACAGAGATACGTGATATTGCGGCTATCAGTGAGGGCGTGGAGTTCTACGCCATGTTAGCAAACAAGGCGCTTGAGGAGGATGATAAGAGAAATGAAAAGCATAGATCTTAGGGTCATCGTTGAAAGCCCGTATCGGCCTAACCCTCACCGATATGATTTAGAGATGGAGTTGCAGGAAAACCTGGAGTACGCCAGACGTTGCATGTCTCATTCAATCGACATGGGCGAATCACCGTTCCTGTCGCACCTTTTGTATACGCAAGTCCTTGACGACAAGAGATCTGAAGAGCGGGAAATGGGTATGTTTCTCGCGAGGTCCTGGTACGACGTGGCCGACATGTGCGCCGTCTATACGGACAAGGGCGTCAGCGAAGGCATGAAAAAGGGCATTGAGTATGCTCGTTATGTAGGAATTCCAGTAGAGGAGAGGTCACTTTATGAAGGCGAAGACGATTTTGAGTGAAGCCATCAAGCTTGTTGGTGGTGACCGAAAAGATACGCACGGAAGCATGGCAGAGAACCACGAGAACATAGCGCGGCTATGGAATGGATATCTGTGGAACGTCGATACGTTAACCGGGGCCGACGTTGCTAACATGATGGAGCTACTGAAAGTAGCCAGACGTAAACTGGGCTCGTTCAATAAGGACGATTACGTGGATGGCGCGGGATATTCCGCTGTATCCTTTGAATGCAAACTAGCGGAGATGACCGTTGAAGACGAACATGAAGAAGCCAAAGTGGGGCGTAAGAACTGAGTGGGTTCCCGTTGACGACCTACCCGTGACGCCTCGCGACATAAAAGAAATAGCCATCGACCTCGAAACTAAGGACCCAAGGCTCAAGAGCCACGGTCCTGGGTGGGCAACCGGCCACGGCGACGTGGTCGGCATAGCCGTGTCTTACGACGGCTTTACCGCATACCTTCCCTTTGGGCATGAAGGTGGTGGTAACCTTGACCGGGGCATCGTCCTCAAATGGTTTGAGAAGGAAATCGCCAAGCATCCTTCTGACAAAATATTCTATAACGCCGCCTACGACGTAGGCTGGTTAGGCCGTCTGGGCGTCAAACTTGAAGGCCGCATCCTCGACGCGATGTTAGCCGCGCCTCTGTTAAACGAGAACCGGTTCAGCTACTCGCTCAACGCAGTGGCCTACGACTACATGGGCGAGATGAAATCCGAAGCGGCACTCAGAGAGGCGGCACAGGAATTTGGAGTAGACCCCAAGGGTGAACTGTACAAGTTGCCCGCCACGTTCGTTGGTGAGTATGCGGAAGCCGACGCACGGCTCACGCTCCAGCTTTGGCAGACGTTCAAGTCCGAGCTTTCCAAAGAAGATTTATGGCAGGTGTTTGACCTGGAGACGGAGGTCCTACCGCTATGCATAGAAATGACTAGGCGCGGCGTTAGAGTAGACCTTGATCAGGCTGAGAGGCTCAAACAGGATCTCCTCAAAGAAGTGAAGAAGATCCTGTCCGGGATTAAGAAGGAGACAGGAATAAGTATAGAGCTTTGGGCTGCGGCGTCCATTGCAAAAGTGTTTGATAAACTGGAGATACCTTACGGACGCACTAAGACGGGACTGCCGTCCTTTACTAAAAACTTCCTGTCTCAGCATGAACATCCCATAGCTCAACAGATCGTAGAGGCGAGAGAGTACGACAAAATCGGTAATACGTTTTTGTCCAGCATCTTTCGCTACGCGGAGAAGGATCGCATTCACGGTCACATAAACCAGTTACGGAGCGAAGGCGGCGGAACCGTATCGGGCCGCATAAGCATGTCCAACCCAAACCTTCAGCAAATACCCGCCCGGAACCCCGATATGGCGCGGAAGATACGCGGTTTGTTTTTACCGGAGGAAGATGAGCAGTGGGCGTCCATGGACTTCGATCAGCAAGAGCCACGGATCCTGGTCCACTTCTCAAGCCTCACGAACAAGGGCCTGACCGGATCCGATGTTTTTGTTGACGCATATAAAACAAAGCAAAACACTGACTTCCATCAGATGGTTGCCGACATTGCCGACATACCTCGGAAACAAGCCAAGACTATCAACCTTGGCATCATGTACGGGATGGGTCAGACAAAATTGGCGGAGCAACTAGACGTGTCCACGGACGAGGCTAAACGGCTCATGCGTCAGTACCATGACGACGTGCCGTTCGTGAAAGAGCTTATGGATGCAGTGCAGCGTAAAGTTTCGCACCGCGACAAAGGCGGGTTTGTGAGATCATTGCTTGGCCGCAAATGCCGTTTCGATCTGTGGGAGCCTAACCTGTTCGTTTCATCCAAGGCGTTACCAAAAGAGGAAGCGCACATAGAGTACGGCGACAACATCAAACGCGCCTATACCTACAAGGCATTAAACAGACTGATTCAGTCCAGTGCCGCAGACCAAACCAAGGCGTCGATGGCTGCAATACACAAAGAGAAGGGAAAGATTCCTCTTGTTCAGATTCACGATGAACTGGCCTTCTCCGTGTCCGACAAGAAAGAAGCCCGAGAGCTTTGCGATATCATGGAGAGTTCTGTTGAACTACAGGTTCCGACGCCGTGTGACATATCGCTAGGTCCGAACTGGGGAGACTTGACGAAAGAAGATTTATCCGATACTGTCCCATAACATTCACTGAGGTCGAAACCATGGATACGGAAAAATGGAAAAGTGTGGTCATACCGATCAAGACTTACAAGGTCTTGAAACGTTTGGCCGAGCGCGAACACCGGACGTTGTCTGGTCAGTTTACGTTCATGATTGAGCAAATGACCAATGAGGAAAAGGAGGTCACGAAATGACTCCGATCTTGGCAACGGCGGCATTTTACACGGTGGTACTTTTATATGCCGCCTTTACCGGCTGAAAAGTTTGACGTGATCTACGCTGACCCTCCCTGGACGTTCCGCACCTGGAGCAAAGAGGGCAAGGGCCGCTCACCCGAAAAACATTACGACTGCATGAGCCTTGCAGACATCCGTGCGCTTCCTGTTTCTGACATAGCTGCCGAGAACTGCGCTCTATTTTTGTGGGTGACGGATCCTTTGTTACCGGAGGGTCTCAAGCTTATGGAAGCGTGGGGCTTCAAGTTTAAAACGATAGCCTTTGTCTGGGCTAAACTCAACAAGAGCGCACCACCTATGTTATGGACAGAAAGCGATTTCTTCACGGGCCTCGGTTACTGGACCAGGGCCAACCCGGAGCTTTGCCTCTTGGGTACGCGCGGCAAACCGAAGCGCGTATCTAAATCCGTCCGGCGTCTTGTCGTATCGCCAAGGCGGGAGCATTCAAGGAAGCCCGACGAGATTGCAGAAAAGATTGATGACCTCATGGGACGTGATATGTCTAAGATAGAATTATTTGCACGAACAGCCCGGATAGGGTGGACGACATGGGGAAACGACGTTGCCAAATTCGATTAGTTGTTTTAGAAAAGATTATCCATAGAAGTGCGCGTTATCCGGAATCCCCTGGCTCTTCGTTTGTTGACTCCTTTCGCAGAGTTGTTAACGCGCATCACCTCCCCGGAGGTAGAAGATTACCTCCCTGTGTCTTCTACCTCCGGGACTCCCTTAAATAAGTT